CCCCGATGTCGGCGGCGTTTTGGAACAGCCAGAACTCGAAGTCATCGTAGCGTCGGACCTGACCCTCGGCTGCGACGTGCCGATCGCGGGGCGTGACTGCGCCAGGGCGGCGGAAGAACCGGGCGGCGGGCCATCGGTTGAGCGTGCGCGGGTTCATGACCCGCGTCTGCCAGTAGGCGAAGGTCTGCGCCTGCTCGGTGTTCGTCGTGAAGATGAGCTGGAGGCGGGCGTTTGAAACGACGTTGTCGATCCGGGTATTCTTGAAATCGGCCGGCGTCGCCAGTCCCTCGGACACGAGGAGCGTCCCTGCACGCTCGCGGAACTCGGCGAGCCCGTTGACCTTGTAGACGGTTTCCTCGGCTCCGGTGGTCGGGTTGGTCACGGTCTGGGTCGCGCCGGACTGCCAGTCGAGGAGCATGTTCCGCATGCGGTTGAGAACCTTCGCGGAGTTGATCGTCGCGGAGAAGAACGATCGCTGGCGGATCGCTGGTCCGACGGCCTGCCAGTCGGCGCTCTTGAACGTCGAAGGCGCGGCCTTGCGTTTCAGCAGGGCGCGGAGTGCTTCGAGGTAGGCGATCATGGCGGCGGTGGTTGCAGGCTCCCCAGTTGTCGCGCTCGGCCTGCGGCGGGCGGTTATGAAGGGTCTTGCGGCCCGCCCTCTGGCGACACTGTGGGATGGTCGGGACTCCTTCGGGCTATACGGAATGCGGGGGCACGATGCCGGGTCCGGGCAGGATTGCAAGCCGGTAACGCAGGTAACGCGGGTAACAATCCCGCGTTGGAGGCTAACCCCTTGAGAATCATGGCGGGAGCCCCTATACTACTACTCTACAACAATAAATAGATTATTATTATTAGAGCCCTCTCCCTATGGGCCTCTATCTAGGGGTGAGTGGCTCTTAATATATTAGGGGCTGTCTCCCGGAAATTACCGTTGTAACGTAACCGGTTGATTACCAGTGAAAATCCGGTTACAAACAACAACAGCCCACGAAAAAGCCCGACCCCCGTGAAGGGATCGGGCTGGGGAAACCTGCGCCGGAATCAGAACGGGATGTCGTCTCCGTCGTCCGGCATCGGCGCGGATTCCACCGGTGGAGGTGCCGCAGCGGCCCGTCCGATGGGCTTCCAGTTGCCGATGATCGGCCCTTTCTCGCCGGCCTCCCGGCGCTCCTTAGTGAGGTTGACGGCGGCGAATCCGGCGTAGCCGTACTTGTCCGGGCCGTCCCGATTTGGGATCAGCGTCAGCTCGAGGTAGTGCGCCTTCTCGCCGATGAAGACGGCGTTCGCCTGGAGCGGAATTGCGACGAACGCGGTGCCATCCTTGGACGTAAACGGGCGCGCTCCGGCGAGCTTTAGGAGATCAATTTTCAGCGATTGCATGGTGGTATTTGGTAGGAGATCAAACGAGGGATGCGCCGTCAATGTCGGCGGACTCACGGACGGCCGGCGCGGATCCGCATCGGTCACGGCACTCGGCAGGGTTGGTGCATCCGCAGCGCGGACACTCACCTGGCGCTGATCGACGGGCGATGGCATCGCGGATCGTGCGGCCGTTGCGAACGAACCCCTCAGCGAGTGCATCAGCGGCGACACCTTGGGCATAGGCGAGCCGGATCGCATGATTGCGGGCCTCGACGCCAGCGAAGTCGTGGCGGTGCGGGTTGTGGACGATGGACCGTTGCAGCCCGGCGGCCTTGGCGGCTTCGCGGATGGATTCGCAGATGATGATGGAGGCTTGGTTGGTGGTCATATGGTTGGCATAGGGTTGGCATAGGGTTGCCGCTGTGCCGTGCTGCTCCCGACATAGGACCGGCATCAGCGGCGCTGGAAAGTCAGAACGGCACCGACACCGCCCGCTGCCGGATGTTGAGGCCGAAGTTCATCACATCGTGCTTCTCGTGCCCTGGCACTCGCTCGAGCTGCTGCCGCCACTTCGCGCCCGCCCATGGCGTATCCGCGAAGATCCGCTCGAGCGCCGGGTGGCGGTTGGCGATGCTGGCGCGGCCGTCCTTGATCAGGATCCCGTGCCGGCGAAGGGCGTCGCGGGTCTCATTCCGCTCGCCGAGTTGGTCGTTTGACAGGTAGGAGCCCGACACGTTGGCGATTGCCACGGCCTCGGAGATCGACCGAGTGAGCGGGCGTCCCACGATCTCGTAGCGGATCGACGCGGCGAACAGGTGGCTGAGGCATTGGTTCTCGTCGTTGTCGATCTCCTCGGCCTTGAAGCCGGTCCAGTCCTGCTTCGCCATCCAATCCTTGGCGAACTCCTCGGTGGCGATCCGCGTGGAGGTCAATGAGAACGCGCCGGCGAGCAGCGTGCCGAGCTGGTCGGCTGACCGCTTGTCGCCGGTGAATTCGACGGCCACCGAGGAGAAGGTCTCCGCGTTGGCTCGGAGCGTCTTCGCGTTGGCGAGGGATCGGGCGCGGATCTGCTCGGCGAATCCCTTCCGCTGCACGGTGTCGATCCACAGCGCCTTGACAATCTGGAAATGCTCCTGCGAGCATGGCCCGTTGTTCTTCCTCAACTGGAGGACCGTCACGCGTGATACGTCCGCCTTCTTCACCGCGGCGACGCCGATCGAGGCGAACAGGAAGCACGAGCGCACCATGTAGTCGATGGCCCCGCCGCCTGCGCTGCCCTTCGTGATCCGGGCCTTGCTCTCGCTCGACGCCTGGCGGGCGAGTTCCAGCACGCCCTCGAGCCGCTGCTGGCCCCGCTTGTCCTCGCTTTCGGCCTCGTCAAAGACGACCGGCAGCGCGTCGGAGCCGATCTTCTGGCGTAGGCCGGCCTCGGTCGTCGCGCCCTGGACGTGAATCGCGGAGTCGCCGACGATGGGTGAGATGATGTTGGCGACACTCCAGCTCTTCCCGGATCCGGACGGCCCGGTAAGCCACAGGTGAGGCCTCCAGACGAGCGCCCCGCAGATCGGCGCGATGGCGAGCCACCCGGCGAGGAGTTTGCCGTAGAGCGGGCGCTCCCAACTCAGCATCTCGCAGAGTTCGATCAGGCGGGCCGCGGTGCGGTTGTCGGCCCCGTCGCCGGAGTCCACGGGGATCTCCAGCGCCCCCTCGTAGATCGCCCGCACGGATGAGGAGAACTGCGGGATGGGTCGGGCGGTGCCGTTGATGACCAGCCGGTCGCCAGCGTGGAAGACAACATCGTCGCCGTCGATCCAGCACCCGCGCCCACGGATCCGCTGCGGGTCGAATTTAGGCAGCCCCTGCGACCGCTGGATGAGCGCATTGACCGCCTTGTCCCAGCCCTTGCCAGTGAGGTCGCCGTTGTCGGCATACTCGGCCTCCCATGCGTTCAGGACCGCCAGCCGCATGAGGTTGTTCTTGGAGTGGCTGGATGCGGTGAGGGAAACCACCTGCTGGCCCTTGTCCGGCATGTAAAAAAACGAGTCACCATCGACTCCGAGCAGGCGGAACGGCAGGCCTTCGATCCGGTCGTCCTGCCGAGGCTTGGCCGGCGGCTGTGCCTGCACGGGTTGCCATGGCTCGACCTCGTCCTGCGGAGAGTCCTGCTCGGGCATCGGATCGGCCTGCGGCTTCATGGCCTCGATGAGTCGCGCCCGGTCCCAGCCTTCGGCCACGGCGTCGGCCAGATCCCAGCCGTCCTGCGGTCCTGCCGGCGGCGTGACGATGCGGACCTTCGCGGCGATCCCGGCAAGCGTCTTCGAGATGGCTCTGGCGGCTTCAATGCCTGGCGCGTCCCGGTCTGGCCAGATGACGACCTTGCGGCCGGCAAGCGGTGACCAGTCGGCGTAGCGGACAGCTTTCGATCCACCCGGCCACGTCACGACGACACCCGGCGAGATCTTACTCGCCGCATCGGCGGCTTTCTCGCCCTCGACGATCAGCACGCCGGCGTCTGGGTTGGAGGCGAGTAGGTCGAGGCCGTAGAGCGGGCGCGGTTTCGCGAAGGACAGCCAGCGCCACTGCTCGCGGCCATCGGTGTGGCGCGCCCATGTCAGCGGCACCACCTGCTTCGCGCCGTCGGGCAGGTCGAAGCGGCAGACAGCACCGAACAGGCAGCCAGTAGCGTCCCGGTATTCCCAGACGCCGGACGATGTACCATAGCGGTGGTGCTGGATCCGCTCGGGGAGTCGCGTGCCGAACGGCGCGGTCGTCGGCATCCACTCGGCCGGGGCGGCAGGCTTGGGTGCTGCGGTCACGCCCTGCGACTCGATCCCGGTGCGGAACCGCTCGCCGATCTCAGCGGCGGCGTCCTTCATGGAGCAGGACCGGATCGCAGCGAGCAGGGAGATCGGATCTGATCCTCCGGCGTCGGAGGAGAAGTCCTTCCATACGCCGGTGCGGGCGTTGACGCTGAGGGACCGGCCAGGCTCGCCTGAGAGGCTGCCGATCTTGAACTCGTGGCCCTCGCGGTGCCCGTGCGGGAACCATTCGTAGAGCAGGGATTCAAGGGATGAGAGGGCGGCGGCGTTGATGGCCGCGAAGTCGATTTTCATGGTTGGTTGGTGGTTGGTGCGGTTCGGATCTGTTGCAGTTGGGCGGGCGGGTGGCAAGTTCAATTCTGGTTTTCAGACTCACCCGCATGGAATGCCTGGAGGGCGTCGCGGATCAGTTCGGCCTTGCGTTTGCACGATGTCAGGCAGACGCGGCTTTGGTCGCGGGTGTCGCCGACTTCCCACTCGTGCCACTCTTGGAGCTTCACCAATGAGCCGAGAAGAGTGCCGGGTTCGGCGATAAAAAAACGGGGTTTCATGGTTGATTCTGAGTTTCGCCCTCGTCCCAGCCCGCCTCGTAGGCATACCAGCGGAGCGTCCGGGGTGGCTGGTCGTTGTCCCAGTGGCCCCTGCGGGCGTCGTCAAAGCCGGTCTGGAAGATCGACTCCAGCGCCTTCCAGTGCGGGCTGCGCCGGAGCTGTAGCAGGGTCGGCGGGATAGGTGGTTGTGGCATGGTTAGAGCGGGCTGATGATCCCCAGCGCATCCTCCACCGATCGCGCCACGCCTGCAAGCCCGCCGTCGGCCCGGACCCGTGCGATGAAGTTGCGCTGCTGGTCGGTGGCCTTGCCCCGCTCACCCTTCACCTCGATGGCGAGGAAGATCGCGAGCTTCTGGCCGACCATGTCCGGCGTGACGGTCACGGATCGCCAGCCGATCAGGTCGGACCCGCCGGGGTTGGCGACGCCGTAGCGGATGAGTCGGCCCTCGGCGTCCTTGAGCGCGCCGCAGTTGTTGCGGAAGAGCCGGACGCCGGGAGTCGAGAGGCCGAGCATGATGGCTCGCAGGCGGTTCATTTCGTTCATCAGAAGAGGTCTGGTTGTGGAGTTGGTTGGGCGGGTTGTGGATCCTCGATCACCGGCGGGTTCGCGATCTGCTCGCAGACCTCCATCGCGTAGCCGCTGAGTTCGTGGATGAGTTCGGCGAGGGTTTGGCCGGGGTGGGGTTGAAGGTTGGCGATGGATTTGAAGACCGCGTTCCTGTTGTAGAGACTCGCCTGCCATGATTGGAATGATGATCCGTTTTCTCCGGCGAAGCGTTTTCGGCGTAGCCATCTCCGTTTCATCTCCGCATGATTCTCTTTGTTGGCTTCGCGCCATCGGCGTTGCTGCTCCGTCTGCTTCACCTTGTTGCCTTCGCGCCATCGGTGTAGCCGCTCCGTCTCCTGCTCCTTGTTGGCTTCTCTGTATCGGCGTTGTCGCTCCGCGTTCTTCTCCTTGTTGGCCTCCTTGTTGGCTTCCCAGTATCGGCGCTTTTGTTCACGCAGCCGCGCCCTCCTCTCCTCCGGTGTCATACTCATCGCAGCACCCCCTTCCGCGAGTTCCACACGTGCTTCGCCCAGACATCCGGCGAGCGGTAGCCCCGCGCCCGTCCCAGCGCGATCAAGTCATCCAGCGTTTGCGCCGATCCCTGCTCCTGCCGTTTCTGGCGGGCGATCTCCTTCGGGTCGATCTGCACCAGCTCGCCCTCGGCCTGCTCGATCTCGCGCTCCTTCTTCGGATACTCGAACCCGCACTCCGGGCAGACCGGCGCTGGCGGGTGACAACAGTAGCACTCCCTGCACTGCCGCTGCTGGATCTCCTCCTCGTCGCTGGCCTTGCGCTTCTTCTTCTTCCGGCCCTCCAGCGTCCAGTCGCGGACATCCTCAGCGAACCCGTGGCGGGACAGGTTGCCTACGTGGTCGAGGATGATCGCCTTCGTCTTCCCCGGTGCCGGCCGCAGCACCCGACCGATCTGCTGGAGGTGCAGCCCCAGCGACTTCGTCGGCCGGAGCAGGATCGCAGCGGTGACGAGCGGCAAGTCGAAGCCCTCGTTGATGATCTCGCAACTCGTCAGGACATGCAGGCGGCCGTCACCCAGAGCCCGCACGACTTCCCGGCGTGACTCGCGGTCCATCGTGCCGTCGATGGTCGCAGCCCTGTATCCCGCGGCGTTGAACTGCTCGGCGACGTGCTGGGCGTGCTTGACGGAGCAGCAGAACGCGACGGCCGGCGCTCCCCGGCAGATTCTTGAATAGTGCTCGACCGCGTCGCCGGTGATCGTCGGGCGGTCCATCTCGGCGGCGAGTTCGTCCTGGGCGAAGTCCCCGCCTCGGGTGCCGATGTGGGAAAGGTCAGCCACGATCGGCGGCGCGAAGTAGACCGGCGGTGCCAGGTGCCCGCCCTCGATCAGATCGGCGACTTCCGGCCCGCGGATCAGGTCGTCGAACACGTCCTTGAGGCCGCGCCCGTCGAGCCGCTGCGGCGTCGCTGTCACGCCGAGGACGCGGGCCTGCGAGTGATGGGCGATCACCTTTCGCCAACTTCCAGCCGTCGCGTGATGCGCCTCGTCGGCGATGATCAGCGCCGGCCGGAACGAGTCGAGACGCCGGACGTAGGTCTGCACCGATGCCACCTGCACGGGAAGCGATCGGTCAGGCGTGCGGCCCGCGGCGATGACGCCGTGATCGACACCGAACGCCCGGAGCGTCCGGCAGGTCTGGTCCACCAGCTCCTGCCTGTGGACGAGGATGACGACGCCGTTGCCCTTGGCTGCGGTCCCCTGCGCGATGTAGGAGAACAGAACCGTCTTCCCGGATCCGGTCGGAGCAACGACGAGAGGCGACCGTTTGCCGGATCGGTAGGATCCGCGAACGCCATCGACCAGGTCGAGTTGGTAGTCTCGGAGGGTGATCATGTGTGGTCTCCGCTGAGGTGGTAGTTGCCTCGCTCTTGCCCGAGGATCTTGTCGAAGCCGGACACGAACCCGAGGTCTTGCATCCTTGGATCGCTCGGCAGGCGTTGGCCGACCGCGTCGATCTCGCGCGCCTGCTCCAAGGTGTGCTTGGGATACTTCCGCAGCAGGTGCCGGTCGTCCTCGCTGAGTCCCGGCGCACGGTCGCGGAGCAGCCGGGCAGCGGCCTGCTTGGCGAGTTTCATTTCGCGGTCAGTCATGGCTTCTCAATGCTGAGGATGATGCTGCGGATCCGGGAAAGGCTCGCAGCCCGCGGCTGGAACTTGCCCGTCTTCCAGCGCCAGAACGTGGCGCGGTTGACGCCGGCGAGGATAAGGACGCCGGCGATGGTGTGGCCCGCGGCCTTGGCCCGGGATTCGATTTCGGTGGTTGTCATGGTTGGATGAGGTGAGCAGGCCCGCGGACATCAGCTTCGCCGGGTCCGGGGTTGAGGTGGTTGACGATGGTGACGGCGGCGTAGAAGGCGGCGGCGAGGATGAGGAGTCGGGTCATGGCTTTGGCAGGTTGCGGAGTTCAAGCCGGGCAGCCACGGCCTTCTCGATGTGCCATCGGCGCGCGTTGGGTTTACCCATGCGGCGGGCGTGGCGGGCGAGCGCCAAGCGGTCGCGCATCTCAGAGTGCAGGTCGGTGGTCATGGTCAGGCGAGGATTGCGGCAACAACGCGGTCAAAACGCTCCAGAGCGTCGTCACCGGCTGGCATGGATGCGATCTTGGCGAGGATCGGCAGCGCTTTGGCTTGATCGGCAAGGACCGTCTTGTGCTCGGCGGTCATCATGTGGGCCAGCGACTGGAGCATCCCGGCGGCGGCAGCTTGCTCGGCGGTCATTCCGGCGCGGGCGGCCATGGCATCAAACTTGGCTTTTCCGTCGAGTCCGAAAATCAGTTGGGCGATGGTGGTCATGGTTTGTTGGTTGGTTGGTGGTTGGTGTCGGTTGACGGCGTGAAACTAGCCCCCTGTCGCACAAGTGCAACAATAAAAAGCCCGCCCGCGAAAATAATCCACGGACGGGCGAACCGGCGACGAACACGACCGCTAGGGCGGCGGGTTGTCAGGGGTGTTGGCTAGAGAATCCACCCGCCGCAGCCCCTCCGCAGTCAGCCGCCAGAACGGCCAGCCGTTGCGGTTCTCCTCGGGTCGGACGAGTCCTTTGCTCTTGAGGACAGCCACGACGGCCATCGGATCTTTCGAGCAGTGGTCGAGCGCGGCCTTGATGTCGGGCGACTGCGCCTTGCCGTCCATCCCGGCGATGACTCCGAGGGCGATGGCCTCCCGTGCCCCGACGCCGGCAGCAGCGAGCATCTTTCCAGCGTTAATCAGTGCCTGCATCGGTTGGAGCGGTTGAGGTGGTGCCGGCGGTCGGAGTATTCCGCCGCGGCGAGGTTGAGTGCCTGCACGCCTATGCAGGCAAATGCCAGCGAAGGCCATGACGGCCCGGTGAGGATTGCCCCGGAGATGAGGATGATCCCGCAGCTGAGGAATAGGCGGGCGAGCATTAAGCAGTTGCGGGCGCGTAGTTGGTGGTAGTTCATGGGTAAAAAGCGGGAGGGATCGGACCTCCCGCGGGGTTGGTGGTTATCGTTTGACCTTCAGGTTCTGGAACACCCGGAGCCCTGCGACATCCGGCAGCTTTCCGTTGCGCTCGAAGCTCTTCTTCAGCGCCGCCAGAACATCAGCCCGCTTCGGTTCGATCCGGCAGAGCTGCGGGAATTTCGCCACGAACGCGAGGATGTCCTCGACATCGAAGTCGATCTCTTCCCGCACGCCGGCAGGCGCCGGTGCTGCGACGGCCTCCGCTGCGGCGATCCGTGCGGCCCCCTCCCGCTCCCGTGCTGCGGCTGCGTCAGCTTCAGCCTGGCGACGGGCGGCTTCGGCCCGTGCCTCGGCCTCCCGCTGCGCTGCCAGTGCCTTCTCCTGCGCCTCGCGGGCTGCTCGTTGTCCATCCTCCGACTGCGCGGCCTCGGCCTTCAGGCGGGCGATCTCGGCCTCATGCGCGGCCCGTTCCGCGGCCTGCCGTTCCCGCTCGATCCGGGCGGCCTCCCGCTGCGCTGCCATCTCGGCCTCGTGGCGCTCGCGCTCGACCCGTTGGCGCTCCTGCTCTGCCGCGAGTTCGGCCTCACGCTTGATGCGCTGCTGCTCGCGGGCGTATTCCGTCACCAGTCCGGACAGGCGGGCCTCCTCGGCGATGACCTCGGCCACGAAGTCGGCGGCGATCCCGTCGATCCGTTTACCCAGGTCGATGACCGGTGCTTTGACCTGCTTGCGGCTCGACTCGACCGCGGTGCGAACGCTGGCAAGGGATCGGAGCCGGGACTGTGCGATGTCGCAAGAGTCGGCGTCAGTGACCGCCACGACGGCGCGGGCGGCGTTGATGATTGTGGCCTTCTGCTTCTCAGCTTCGGGCGTGATGGCGATCTGATAGCCATCTCCGAGGATGGCGAGTGCGTTGGTGCTCATGGTTGGATAGGCTTGCCGTTGATGTCACAGTTGATGCCGGGGATGGGATGCTGGTTGCTGGTCGCCAGCGGCAGCTCGGGGTGGCCGGCGAATGGATCGGGTTTAGCGGCGGCTTCTGCGATCCGCTCGGCGCGGTCAATGGCTTCGCAGAATCGGGCGAGCAAGGCGTCGACCTGCTCGATCAGTTGTTTCAGTTCTCGGTTCATGGTTGGTATTGTTCCGCGTGTAGGATGCGCGGCCCCCGTTGGAGATTTAGCGGCGGGTCCGTTTGATCCACCAGTGTTCGCCGTTTTTGATTTCAGTGACCATTGTCTTGGCGGTTTGGAAGCTCAACCCGCGACTCCGAAGAAAGCGGATTGCAGGGATGGTATCGCCATTTCTGGCAGCGAGGATTTCGAGGACTTCGGTCACTGATGCTTCAAGTGTCATGGTCTTGGTCGGTTGGTGGTGTCGGTTGACGTGCGAACCCTATCCGATGCGGCCCGGAGTGCAACAATAAAAAACCCGCCCCGGCAAAATAAATTCACCGGGGCGGGTGGCGAGTATCACCCGAAGATGTCGCCGTCGTCAGTGGCAGGCTGCGCGTCCTTACGCGCTGCATCCCGCTCCTGGGTGTTTTCGGCGGCCTTGCGTGCCTGCTCGACGTATGGGTCTACCTGCACCGGCTCGGCCTTCGCAGCCTTCGCCTTCTTGGCCGGTGGCAGCACCTCCACCTCGGCGGCTGGCTCCGGTGCGTCGTCGAGGATTGTTGACTCGGTGCGGGTCGTCACGTTGCGCGGGCGGTCGCCGATGTCCTCCACCTCCTCAGTGGCGTGCATCCCGTTGAGGACATCGGGCGCGTAGAGTCGCCCGAAGAACGCGGCGGCACGATAGCGGAGCATCAGCTCCGGCATGGTCTTCCACTTCGATCCATTCTTGGCATACCATCCTTCTGCCTTGGCCATCGCAATCGACGCCGGCGGGCCTTCGAGGCGCTCGCCGGTCTTGTCGGTCGTCCATGCGATGCAGCTCCGATCGTCGCCCTCGCCGGTCACCTCGAAGCGAACCGGCGCGAACCGGCCGCAGGAGTTGAGCGCCGCGATGATGAAGGTGGAGGACCACGATGGGCGCCCGTGGATGATGTTGAGGTTCTGCATCACGGCGAGCGGCGAGGCCCCGATGCGCTGGGCCATCTCCAGCGCCACGATGGCGTTGCCGATGTTGTCTTTTCCTCGGTATTGCTCCGGGACGATGTTGCTAGAGACGAGCGCCAGCGCCATGCGCTGGGCGGACTCGAAGCTGGCGGCGTTTGAAAACGCGGTGATGGAATGCGTGGTGGTCGTGATGTCGGTTGTCATGGTGGTATTGGTTGGGGTGAGGGAGAGAATCAGGCCCACTTGGGGAGGTCAATCGTTAACGGTGCGTCGGAGTAGCCGGGCCAAGTGTCGGCATCCTGGCACCGGCGGAATGTGTCCAGGTCGGTCTGGTATTCGATCCGGCCGCGCTGTGCCATCGTCTCGCTGGCGACATAGACGGCGACGAGGTAGGGCGGCTCGGTCTCGACGGCGATGAAGACGAATCCACGCGGTGCCTCGCCGAACGCAGCCCGGTAGCCGTCGGAGTAGAACGCGGCCTGCACGTGGTAGCGATACTGTGCCACCGACTTCGCGAAGCCATCGGGTGAGGCGTCGCGGGTGGTCTTGAGATCGACGATCACCCCACGCTCGGTCACCGCATCCGGCCTGCACCTGCACGCGATCCCGTCGGCGTTCCAGAAGATTGACTGCTCGATCACCGGCGAGCCTGCTAGCGCCTTCGCAGCGGCAGGGTGGGATCGCACTGCGTCCCGGATCGCGGCGAGCTTCGCGCCCTCCTCGTTGGTGATGATCTCGCGGCCCTCAGCCTCCAGCTCGAACGCGGCCCAGTCGGCCTTCCCGGCGCTGGTGCGGCGGTCGATGCCTTCGGGGCGGGCGATCACGGAGTGGGCGAAGACTTCCGGCTCCAGAACGACGGTGTGCGTCAGCGTGCCAAGCCGCATCGCGGGCGTCTGCTCCTGTGGGTTCTCCCTCCGGTAGGCGTAGAGGTAAGGAGCGCGGCGGATTAGATCCAGCCCGCTCTTGGAGATCGCGGGCGAGGCGTGGTATTCTGCGTTGGTCAGGTCGTGACTGATGGTTGGTGTGGTCATGGTTGGAAAAGGAAGAGCGCCGGGGATCGAACCCGGCGCGGTGGGTGGGTTAGGCGGGGCGGCCTGCGCGGATCGCTTTTGGGGCGTAAACGCGGACGCCGCCGTAGTAGAGCGAGGATGATGGCTGGGTAGTAAAGCCAGCGGCAGCAAGCTCGGCTTTCGTTTCAATGGAGATGGACGAGAAGTCCGCGTAGCCGTTGTTGCCGTTGGTTGCTGCGGTCTTGATTGCTTCGGTGGTCATGGTGTCGTTTGGTTGGTGGTTGGTCGTCGCGTTGCTCGCTTCGATGCGAGGAACCTACCCCGCCCCCTGCGAAGTGCAACAAAATAAATCCACCCGCCCCAAAATAAAATCCCCGCCCCTTTCGAGGCGGGGATCATGACACGCACGAATTACCCTGGAAAGATTGCAGGGGTGGGGATCGAACCCACGACCTAGAGCTTATGAGACTCCCGCGCTACCACTGCGCCACCCTACGATTGAAGTGCCCGGTCCCATCGCTAGCTTGCGCATGACGGCGGAGGGACCGAGCTGGCACCAACCAAGATACCGCCGACAGGGTCTCATGCCTTGGCCGGTTGTCGAGCCGTAATCACTGGGTCGCTTGGAAGTGCATGGCATCCCTGCCGATCAGCCAGCCAAGGCCGACCCATCCCTCGGCGGCGAAGGCCTCCATCACCTCCAGTGGCATGTCGGCAGAAACCGGCCACGACTGCGACATCCGGTTAGTGTCCGACGCGAGGTCGATGGCGGCACCGCGAGCGTGGAGACTCGGCAGCGATCCGCCGCGCATTGGGCGGTTGTTGAAGCATCCAGCGTATTGCGCGAGGATGTCAGGGTGCGTCTTCGAGAGTGCCACCAGCACGCGCTTGAGGCTGTCCGCTACCTTGTCGTGGCATCGGATCGACTTGACCGGCTTTCCGTCGTATCTGAGCCCGAGTCCTTCGACGTTGACGCTGACCAGCTTCGACTCGTCGCCGGGCGATCCGTAAAAGCCCTGTAGGGACTCCTGAGAAGCTCGCGGCCAGTTGGCGTCCTTTGGCATCAGTGAGCGCAGATAGGACTGGCAGGCGGCGATTGATTTCGGCCCCCAGAAGCCGTCAACCTCGACGCCGATCTTGCTCTGGATCCTTTTGATGCGGTCGCGTGTCATGATCTCTTCAGGTGTTAGGTAGCTGATTGTGATCGTCGGGTCTGGCGGAAATATCGCGTCCCCGATCCGGCCGGCGAGCCAGGCCGAGAACTCGACGAGGAGATTCACGGATTTTTCAGCGCCTCCTTGACGCTGCCGAGGATTTCCGACGCATTCCGCAGGACGTTGGAGTTTTGCTCGACGACGGTGATCAGGCTCTTGCGGTCGGCGTCTCGCTCGTCTTCGCGCTTGTCGGCTTTTGCCTCGGCCTTGTCCAATCGCTTGGACATCCACCACAGGCCAAGCGCAAGGCCGATGAGCGCGCCGAATGGCCCTTGCAGCTGCTGTATCCAGTCAGGCGCGGGAACCTGCGAGAGCATATCAGGGAGTGCTTGGGAGCCGACGATGCCCGCCACGATTGCGGTCAGGCCTGAAAGTGTGTGGTCGATGACAGGGTGCATGGATTAAGACTCAGGCTCTGGCTCAGGCTCAGGCTCAGGCTCAGGCTCAGGCACAGGCTCAGGCTCAGGCTCAGGCTCAGGCTCAGGCTCAGGCTCAGGCTCAGGCTGCGGAATGTCAGCCACCACGAACGCGCCGCCGATGACCTCCAGCACGCGACCCTGATCGAGGAGCTTGTCGAGGACGCTGCGGGTGTCCACGCGGCCAAGGCTGCCATCTGCCGCGCCGGTTGCGAACTCGCTGCTGGCGGCTGCTTCGTTGAGCGCCTCGCCGGTTTCTCCGTGCGCCGTAAACTCCGCGAAACGCTGGTCAAGCGGCCTCGCGTTGAGCCACTCGTTGAGCTGGTCGGTCGGCAGGTCGAGCGCGTGGCCGGTGATCCGGTTGGCGAGGACGATGGCCGATTGCAGATGAGACGCCAGTTGCTGCGCGGAGGCGGCGATGCGGGCGGTGACGGATTCGGTTGGGGTGAGTAACGGCATAGGATTAGGTCAGGGATGACATGTAGGTTGCGATTGCAGCGTTCAGCGATGATGCTTGTGCGTCAGACAGTCCTGATCCAATGGACACAGCCCTCAGTCTTGCTGCCGTGTAACCACCTGGAGATCCAATGTTATTTAGCGCAAAAACAAAAATTGGACGGGTTGAAAAAGCAGGAGAAACAGAACTCGTGTTGTTATTGGCAAGCGATCCGTTTTGATATATCGAAGCCGAAGACGCGCTTGTTCTCGTCCCGCAAAATGAGCCGCTGGTAATAAGGCCTGTAGTGATTCTAGGGACAGCACTAATAGCTGCAGAAGCTGACCTGTATGCGCGACTGCTTATCCCCGCTGAGTAAAAGTCGAGGGCGAGCAGGCTGGCTGCAGGGCCGCCATTGAAAGCTCCGGCTGGAATTCGGTCGCCGCTGGTTTCAAATCCAGAACCCTCTACAAATATATGATTGCTCGTTCCGCTTAAAGCATTATTCGCAAGCCCCGTGTTTAGGTATTTGCTCGATCCGTTTCCGAGGAGTCCAGTTGTCCGGTTGTGGTCGCCACCGGCAAAGCTCGTGTTAGATAGAGATCCGGACCCTTTTGCTTTAACGAGGCACCCCGTTAAATTATCAACGCCAGCGAACAAATAAAGCTCCGAAATCAAGGTCCAGATCGACTGCGTTTTGAGCGCGAGAAACAGAGTGTTGACCGCACCCAAATTGCTCGAACTGATCGAACTGCCCGCCGCGACAATTCTGGCAAGGTAGACGTTGGTCTCCGGTTCAAAGCCGGAAAAATCCCGATACCTTTTGAAGCTGCCGGAATTGTGGAACGAAATGGCATCTCCCAACGACCAAGCTCGGGTTGCGATAGCGCCGACGGCGCATCTTATGTCAATCCCAAGTCTGAAAAAGTTGCAAAATGCTGGCTGGAAAGTTGCAGTAGTGTGTGGGACTGACCTAGTAGCGATCAGAACGCCATCCAAGTAAAAACTTGCCACTCCACTGGCATAGCTTGTCACAAAAGAATGCCAACCATTCGTCACGGTTCCGGCGGGCGCAAGATTGACTGCTGTGCTTATATCAAAAAATCTCTGGTTAACTATTGAACCATTGGCATCAACATATACGGCAGGATTGTCGATAGACGTTGCGGAAAGAACATAAAACCGAGTACTCACACCTCGATAGAAAACGCAAGCAACCGTCCATGGATTCAGTGCCGAAATAGCCGTGGGTAATGCAGGGCGGAAAGTGTCACCGCTTCCTGCATAGTAAGCAAGGCTTCCACCAAAAGGATCTGCGGTTAAGCCGTAATTCGCATTCGTGAACGCAATTCCCGAGTGTTGGCCTCCCGACAAACCTGAATCCCACCAATCGACCAACCCACCGAGTAGGTTTCGTTTGCGGCCCGCAGATATGATTGAAAGCAATGAGGACATCAGATGAAATCGTAGGTGCCGCTTGCGATGTGTTTCAGGGCGAACGCGCCGTTCGTCGGGACGCTGGCGAGGTTCGCCGTGCCGTTCACGGTGCCGCCTGAGAAGGCGAGTGATTGAGTCGTGATGCGATAGAACTGGAACTCCGCGCCCGCCGAGATGCCCGATGTCGGCAGCGTGATTGTCTGCGTGCTGCCGGTCTTGGTCAGCCGCATGTAGGTTCCGGCGTCGGTCTGCGCGAGCGTGAAGTCGGCGCTTTTGGTGACGATGTTGTTCGCGAGGATCGTGTTCGCCGCTGCCGCATCCGCCGCCCCAAACAGCGCCGCGCCGGTTGTGCCTGCGCCGAGGGCGATGCGGTGGTCCGACGCGCTGGTGCCGCTGTAGGTAAAGGTCGCGCCAACCGAGGCCTGGTAATCCTCGAAAAAGAGAGTGCTAATCTGCGTCTCGTTGAAGATGGCTGTGCCCGCAAAATTTGTCCCGCCACTTGCATCCCGCAGCACCAGCCTGTTCGCCGTCGCTGCGCTGGTCGCGTCGGACACGTCGGCACTGACAATGGCTTCATTGATCCAAAGCGTGTTGCCCGCGTTGCGCTTGATCACCTGCTTCGCGGCAGGCGAGGAGATCGCGACATCGTGAATCTCGTTCAGTTCGTAGCCGTTCTGGATGCCAACCAGAATCCTGCCGTCCAAATTTACACCGGTGCTGATCCGAGTGATGACGCCGACGTAGACAAGATGATTTGGGGCGGAAGGTTTCGTCCGCGTGAACGCTCCGGGAGTTGTCGGAGAGAGGTAAATCTGAATGCCTGCGCCGATGATCCCATCCGCGTCAGCCGTTCTGACATTCTCAAGCTCGCCTTCCATGATGACGAACCCGTTCGCGCCGTTGGCAATGTCTGCCTTCGCGAAGCCAATCGTTCGCGCCGAGTTGGTGTCGTTGTTTGCCTGCGCGAGCGTGATGCGAGGATTGCCGCTGACCGCTCCGTTGATGTAAACGATGGATCCTTTCGTGATGGTTGCGCCGGTGCCGTTGTGGGCCAAGAACTCAAGGTTCTTCGCCACCGCGACTCCAGACGCAAGCTCCTGCTGCACGAATGCCGTGGTTGCAAGCTGCGTCGTCGAGGTGGTCGTCGCGGCTGTCGGTGCAACGGACATCCCTGTAATAGTCGCCGTCGCGGTCGTGACGTTGGACAGAGAGAGGTTGGCGGTGCCGTCGCTGGTCGTGGCTGAGGTGATACTGTTCGTCCCGCCGCCAGCATCTCCAGCCGGTCCCTGCCGGATCTCAACCAGCGCGACGGTTGACGGCTGCGCCACTGCGACGGTGTCGATGACGGACGGCTGTGCGATTTCGACAATCTGGATACTCATACGCGCGGGACGATTTGACGGAAGACGATTGGGCCGGACTCGATTGGGATGACGCCGCCGGCAGGAGTGACCAGCACGAGTCCCCAGACGTAAGCGCCTGGCTCAATCAGGGCCGTCACCTCGTCGGTGATGCTGATTGTAATGATCCCATTCGCAGGCGTCGGGATCGTCGGCGAGAGATTGAGCGTGATCGTCGAGCTGGAGATCGTAGGTCGAACCTCGGCGCGGGCGGTGTAGCCGGTGAGGTCCACCGGGTCGCCGTCTTCGTCCTTCGCCGTGAAGGACAGGCTGAGAGTCGCGCCAGAGTAGGCGTTGATCTTCGTCATGCGCGGGACGCTATTGGATTTCCCGCGCCCGGTCAATACCGGAGGCGAATCGTCGCATCTCCAGCGTGACTTGGATTTGACGGTCCTCCCAGCCTCCTCTGGGCGGGTTGCCGAATGTCAGCGCGGCGAACCGCTCGGGCCGATCCACCGGAGATCCGATCGGCACCGCGGCCAGCCCTCCACCGTCGGGGTGGTGGTCGATCATGCCGAACGGGTGGCCGGTTGCGCGGATCGCGCTCCAGATCGTCAAATCTTCCGGGCAGTAAGGGTCACGCGGCATCCCGCGAAGGATCGCCAGCGCCGCGGTGATGGTCTCGCGCCGGATCGAGTAGCAGGCACCGAAGGCGTCGCGTCGGGCTGTCATCGTCGAGCAGCACCCGACCGTGCCGGCGGCGAACAAGTCAGGCTGAACCAGCAGCGTGTCGGCGTCGATCTTGGCGACGACATTGGCCCCGGTTGACAGCATGGATTCGAGGATGCCGATGCAGCACTCGGTGCCGTTCAGGTTGCCGCGCCTGGCGAACTTCGTCACGTCGTAGGCGGCGCCCATCCGCCACAGTTGGCCCTGCACCCATCCCGGCAGGCGGTGCTCGGAGTCGTCGAAGACCCATGCCCGGACGCCGAGCTGCGCCAGGTGGCGCACGCACTCGATCACCGGCAGCGCGTCGCCACCGTAGGCGAAGACGGCGGCTGTCAGGCTGGCCGCCATGTGATCGGGCCAAGCTGGATCTGGGTGACGTTCCCGGCGCCGTCGCTGTAGGCGATCGGTACCGAGACAGCCGTCAAAGAGTTGGCCGGAAGGGAAGATGCGAAGAACGGGCCTGTCACGGCCGTCACCTCGTCGCTGCCGTCGAGCGTCAGGGTGACGTAGAGCAGCCCTGCGATGGGGAATGCGCGGGTCTGGTAGATCTGAGCGTAGAACGTCTCGCCTGCTCCGTAGGTTGTAGCGCCGTAGGCCGTCGAGACCCACGCGTTGCCTGTCGGGTCATAGATCCGATCCGCATCGGCAGCGCGTTCCAGAACGTCGTCGGTGCCGTCGTTGATGATGCCTGCGCCGGTGCCGTCGATGGTGATCGTCCAATCGGGATCATCGTCCGACTCCCACGCCTGCCATCCGGTGCGCGAGTAGCTGCCGAGCTGCACGGTGGTATCGTCGCAGACCAGCACGGCAGGGCGCGCCGGCCATGTGTCCGCGTTGCCCTCGTAGGTCGTCGAGATTGAGAATGCCGTGCCGCCGTTGTAGGTCGTCCTGCCGTAGGTTGTGGCATTGAAGGTGCCATACGGCGCGACTGTGGTGGTCGCTGCCATCGTGGCCACGACGTTGGTGTCGTCCTCGATGTCGGCATTCCCGGTGCCAGGGTCGAAGGTCATGGTGAAGCCGCCGCTCGTCCAGACATCCGGCTCCAGCGGCTTGAAGAATCCATCTGGCACCAGCGTGCCGAGGACGGCGGATGTTGCTGCCACGTTGGCACCGCTCCCGCCGTAGAACCCGCCGAGGCCACGCGACGCATCCATGAGAGCCATCGTCGGGTCTTGCACAGCCACCGCGTTCGTCGAGCCACCGGTCAGGAAATATACAGTCGTGCCGTGCAGGCCGATGACGACGCCGCCCTGCATGTAGAGGTTGCCGAACTCATCGACGGCTGTGGAAAACGGTGCGGCTGTCATCGTTAGTTGATGGTGATGTTCGTCTGCGGAGTCTGCCGCACCTTGCCGCCGAGGGTGGCAAAGTTGAAGCGCGACGGCGCGCCAATCTCTATATCGAGGGAAGTCGCCGCGAGATCGTAGGTGACGACGCGAGGCAGGGCGTCGGCAGTCGCGAGGCCAGTCTGCGCGCCGGTGATTCGATACGTATACTGGAGGTAGTTGACAAGCCCTCCGAGGTCGCTGACAACGAGTCGCAGCGATCCTTCGTAGGGATCAAAGTTCTGCGCGCTGAGGAGGTTGGAGGCTAGGCTCGCAGGCGGCTCCAGGTATTCGTAGTCCTGCGGCTTGTAGATTGTTTGCGGCGAGGAATACGTCGAGGTGGTCAGGATCGCGTCCACCTCGAAGTCGAGGTATAGAAAGTTGATATCGGTCGAATCCTGCCTCCCTTCTGGTGCCTTTGATGTCCCGGAGAAATACAGAATCGGAGTCTGCCTCACCCACGGGAATGACTGCGACCACAAAGGCTCGGCTGTTGCTGCCACCGGCACCGAGTTGAAAGTTGCCTTGGTGGTGATCACCTGCGCCCGGTAGAGCCTGCCCGTGACCTTGACCTTCTGCGCGCTGGCATAGACGCCTGTCGCCCAGTCTGGAGTGTCGGCCTTGATGACGAGGTTCTTGCCCGTGAATGATGTGATGACAGTGCCAGTCTCTGCATCCCGCACCTGATAGGCAGGCTGTTGCACGCTTTGATGTGTAGTGACGCTATCGACCGGTTGTCGGTTGAAATACCACAGCGATTCACCATTCGCGAGGGTGGCATCAGACGTCCCTTCGCGGGGATAGTTGGCGAACTTCGTCCGGCTCTCAGCTACCTGCGGGATCAGCGCGATGATCGCGTTTTTGATCGCTGTCGAGGTGTTCATCGGCTTCGTCTGAGCGACGAACGTCTGGTAATCGTCAGGCGGCAGGAACGTGTCCAGCTCCTTACCAGACAGGCCCATCGTTTGGATCCTTCCGGTGATGGCGCTGCCGCTCGCCTGCTCGACGAACTCCGGGCGACCGTCAGCAGGAGACAGGCGGCGGCGGGTGTATTTGATGACGACCTGCGAAGGCTTCAGGTCGGGCCTGCCGGTCAGATCGAAGTCAACGAGTGGCGCAGTCCCGACGGCATAGGTCTGGGCCGACATCCCGGAGCGACGGGACAGGTTGAAGATCGGCTCCCCGGCTCCGGTATAGTCGAACCATCCAATCGAATCCGGCACCCAGCGCATGAGTTCCGCGAGGACATCCGCGCAGGTCATCATGCTGAGTTGCAGCTTCGGGATCGTGAACGTCGTGGCAATGGTTCCAACCACAAGCGGCGCGCCGAGCACGATTGCACGAGCAAGCAGTGCCTCGATGTTGGCCTTCACCGTCGCTTCGTTGAAGATGATCGTCGGGCGATCCTGCGTGTTCGTGCCGCTGCTCACGCTGCTGGTGATGTCGATCTTCCGCAGGAACTGCCACGGGCCCTCGACGACGACCTGCACGCCGAAGTTGGTCGCCCGTGCTTGCGTCACCCACCCGCGGAACTGGCGGCTTGCAGGGAATGCGCCGATGGCTGGGATCCACAGCTCGACCCGCTGCCCGACATCGGGAATGATCGTCTCGCCGGCGGTGATGCTCTCGGTGCGGCAGGTCCACGTCAGGACATCCGGCCCCAGGTTCTCGAAGCGCAAGCTGGCGTTGACCGCGAGCAGGTCGGCCCCGAGGAATCGGTCAGTCGCGTTGAGGGTTTTCCCGGCCTCGCCCTTGATGATGTAGTCGGTCATGTCAGTTGCCTGAGCCTCTCGCGCTCGATTGGAGTTGTCCGATCTGCCGCTGCTGCGCGTCGAGCCGCTGCTGCATCGCGGAGATGGTCTGGATCAGCTTCTCGGTATTCGTCGCAGCGGTGCCCATCTGGGTATTGATGAGACTCCTGATGGTCGCGAGGTTTTGAGCGACTCGCGCTGTTTCATTCGCTGAGATTTGCCGGTCCGATGCGTCAACCTTGAGGCTTTCGATTGCGGCCCTCTCGACTTCGGTGATTGGCTTGACCGTATCGATGATGCCCTGCACCTGGGTCGCGGCCTGAGTGGCGACCTGCTTGATGGCATCGACCTGCGCGACGATGTCGGCCGTCTTGAACTCTTCAGCGATCTGAGGAATGGCAATCGCTGCTTCCTGCACGGTCGCGGCGACGGTAGTCATCGCAGAGTTGACCGCCTTCGCGTTTTCCGAAAGCTGATCACTGATGTCTTTGACCTTCGCTTCTAGGGCCGCCCTGTTCTGCTCTGCCAGCGCGATGGACGCTTGGAAGAACTGATCGTCAAGCTGCTTCTGAGCGCCTTCTGCTGCGGGGGTCTTCATGAAGGGGATTTCCCCTTCCGAGATCTTGCCGCGCTCCTTGGCCTGCTTCTCCAGCTCGTCGCGCTGCGCTCGCAGAACTCCGAGCTTCTGGTTTTCCGTGAGCAGGCTTGCTTGAGCATTTGCCAACTCTTGCAGCTTCAGGTCGCCCGCTTTCTGCACCTCAGCCTGTGCTGCTTTCGCCTGCTCGACTCGCGTGTTCTCAGCCGCGATGGCTTGCCGTGCCTGCTCTTCACGCATGGCCGACTCTGCGGCTGTCGCGGCTTGAATCTCCTTGATCTCATCGACCTGCTCGCCTCGCAGCTTGCGGATCTCGATCTCGGCTTTGCGGATCTTCTCAGCATTCGAGAGAGACGCGAGAGCCGAAGCATTCGCTGCTTCTGTGACACCGTCGAAGGCTCCGATCAGAGCGAGAGCGGCATCGGCTGCATCATCGATCTGCTTTAGCCCGAAGTCGATGTCTTCGCCGACTGCCTTCGCCGCTGTCTCGCTTACATCCTTGATGGACTCTGCGAGGAAAGCCGCCTTCTCCGCAGCGTTTGCAGAATCATCGGCCATGCCGTTGAACACCTTCAGTGCGATGGCCCCCACGGCGATAAGAGCGCCCGCGATGGCACCACCGGGACCAAAGACGCCGAGGAACTGCGGAGCCTGCTGCGCCATGGCAGTAAGAGCCGAGGTGCCGCCGGCCACCTGAACGGCGAAGTCCTGCACCTGGAATCCCGCAGCGGATGCAATCTGGCCGACGCTGGCGGTCCCTTTCCCTGCTTTCGCTGTGGATGTCGCTGCCTTGTCGCTCGCCTGAGAGACGGCGTCAATAGAGCGAGCTGCGCCCTTGCCGCTGGTTTCGACGACATGGAGCGCGTCGTCGAGCTTGTCGGTCGCCTGCGCCGTATCAGTGACTCGGTCATCGAGTTTGACGACGGAGTCGGTCAGGTTGTCGACAGCGCGGTCGACGACCTTGGTCGAGTTGTCAACCTCGTCCAGCTTGCCGTCCAGCTTGTCAACCGCTTGACTCAGGTCCACAACGGCGACCTCAGCCTCATCGACCTTGTCCACCATCTTGTCGATGGCCTGCGTTGTGTCCTTCGCGCCGGTCGTGTCGGCCTTGGTCGAGATCTGGATGTCAACTTTGCGGCTCGCCATGGTCAGGGTGCTGTTGTTCGTCCGGTGATGCTTGCGTCAATAGAGAGAGAGAGTCCCCGATAACCAGCTGAAACCTGAGCAATCGCTTCGTAGATCGTGATCTTCGGGGTAATCGTGTCAGGCGATCCGGGAGCAGTGTTGGAGCTTGTGGAAACTGGAGTGATACCTGCGCTGGGTGAACCATTGGCGGTCGCAATGTTCAAGGACGAATCACTCCTGTGGGTCCGCGATGTCAGAATGATTGAAGCTCCAGACCCGGAAACCGTGTAGTCGCGATTGATGAAATACGAGGCAGCGAGTTGAGCGCGGGCAGTTGCGGCCCACGTTGACGCGGCTTGACCTGCAAAGACAGGGACGTTGAATGATTGAGTGATGGAATCGACCGTGACGGAAACCAGAACAGTGCCAGATGCTGGATCTGTGCTGGATGGCGTAATCGAAGCAGGACTGGCTACTGGTCCGTAAACGTCGATTGTCGTGGCGCTGTCAACGTGTCGCAGAATGATAATGCCATCGGCCCCGTTCTGCCCTGCGTCGCCGTCAGTCCCTATCCGGCCGGCTCCGCCGCTGCCAGGGGTGAGAGTTGTTGCCGTGGCGAGAACGCCGCCGCCGTTGCAGTAAACGGTTGAGATGTTGTCGAGCGCCGAGGTTGTTCCGGCTCGGCCGATACGGTCCGTGCTCGATCCTGATTGAGTCAGCCCCACTGCGGTGGAAGATCCGCCACCGCCGGAAAGGAACCCGGCAGATACTCCTCCATCCCCGCCTGCAAAGCCGAGGCTGAGGATTGAACCGCCGCCGATGCCAGTTGATCCGGTGCCACCTCCCCCAGATCCATTTGCGCTCCTTCCGTTTTGAGCTGCCCCGACGCCACCGCCGCCGCCACCGAATCCGCTGAAGCCGAAAATCGAACTGGTCGTCCCATCCGAGGCCGAAGTCGCTGGTGATGTCGTCGAACTGATGCCGCCTTTGCCGATGACTGCTGAAACTGTTTGCGCGCTTGCTGATGCGGATCCGGCAATGAGCCTGCCAGCGCCCCCACCGCCGCCGCTGCGGCCTCCAGACCGACCGCCGCCCGCTCCGCCGCCGCCTGCAATGAGGTAGTCGATTGAGGCTGAGGTGTTGATTCTGACAATGGAGTCAGCCGTCAGCTTGTGCCACCGGTATGTTGTGCCGCCGTCAACATAGGTTCCGGTCGTGTAGCCGGATGCAGCCGGAAGCGAGATGAAGTTCACCTGCTTGATGGGGCTCACCAAAGAAAGCCCAAAAGTAGACAGGACACGAAGCTGGCCAGGGACGGGAACCGATACCGTGCCTCCGCTTGCCACGGTTGGAGAGCTGGTTGTCGGATCAGTGCCGTCGGTCGTGTAGTGACTGGTCGCGCCGGCTGTTGGAATCGTGACGGTCACGGTGACCGTCCCGGCTGGTTGGGCGGAACTTTCAGGTGATACGTATACTTCAGGCAACCCCCCTGATTCAATGAATCCCCGGCAGATGATGGCGCTGTTAGTTTCTCCGGTCTTTACCGCAAGCGCCTTCACGCGGAACGTGCCAGCCTGAAGAAACGAAGACCCGCTTGCGATTGTGGGGGATCCTGTCGTCGGATCGGTGCCGTCGGTCGTGTAATGGATCGCGGTTGCATCTGCTTGCGTGATCGTCACTTGAGTCTGAACAGTGCCCGATGCTGTGGCGGTCTCAACTTGATTGGTGCCGTCGTAAACGATGTCTCCAAGGTAGGCTGTTACAGTGCCGCTTTGGTCCTTCAGAAACTCATACAAGCTGCCGATTTCGGCCTCGCAGTCTGATACGCTTGCAAACGCTGTAACGCTTGAAAACGAGGCGGTGATTGCTGATCCCGGGCGGGCATAGTTCCGTGATTCAGTGACGCCGATGTAGTTCACCGTCTCCGAATTCACGGAGTAATCGACCCGCAGACCCTGAGTGTCGCTTGATGCGCCATCAGAGCCAGCGAGGTCGTAATACCTCGATCCTATTTCAAGGCGGCATTTCATGGGGCAGCGACAGCGGCGACAGTGAAGAGCGCGACGGGCGCTCCGGCGCTGAACGTGCGCTTCGCTGCTAGCGTCAACTGGCCGAGGCGGTTGTCAGTTGGTGAGAATCGCTTTTGCAGATCAATTAATTGCACCGCAGCGCAATCGAAGTTGATGCCGCCGACGGTTGCCGTTGCGATGTCGAGCGTGGAAGATGCGAGGTCTTCGCCTGTATCGAGGGATCCGAAAAACCCATCGAAGGAGCTTTCAGCGACTCCGGTAGGAATACAGGTGATGGTCGCACCAAGGTTCTGAAGGCTCATGTCCACAGTGCCGATCCCGTCAACGGTTACCGGGTTGAGCGAGAGGTCGAAGGAAATCTCGAAGCCGCCTTCGGAGAAGAACGTCAATCCACCTCCAAGAGTGGCTTGATACGGAGCGGTGATGATCTTCGATGGGTCGAATGCGGTCCCGATGGGGTTTCCTCCTGCCACCGCGTAGTAGTCGGCCAGCGCCGCCGGGTCACCGCTGATTTCCAGAAGGCCGGTGAACTGCACGCTTCCGAAGGCTGTGTTGTTGGCGCTGCACCGAATGCTCGGCATCTGCGTGATCGCAGCATTGTTGATCGTGTAGGTGGCATCTGTCGCAGTGATCACGAGCGGCTTGTCGGTGCCTCCATAGATGCTCGCTCCCATAACGGTATTGCCGTATGGAAAGAGCTTGGCGAGGTCTTCGATCTCACCGACAGGCTCGAACTCGACGACGATCTGGAAGTCGGTCTTTGACTTGGAAACGACACCGTAAGCGTCGGTCTCCTTGTCGAAGGTCGAGTTGGTCATCGTCAGGGAAACGCCGCCCTTGGAGTAGAAAGTCGCGCTGTCGAAGGCGATCTTACATGGGCCGCGAACAATGGTGGTGCGGTTGAAAGTTGGCATGGCTTATCGGGTGGGTGGTTCGTTGGAGAGGCCGATTGGAATGGTGAATTGAAGAGCCTGCTGGAGCATCGAGTCGTTGGTCTGCTGGCTCATGCCGGCGAAGAGCAGAACGCCGCCGGACAACGGGGCGTCGTCACGGTCGGCGGGCTGCACGTGATGCAGTAGGCGGGCGACGGCCTCCGCGATCTCGGTGCATGACGGGCCGGGGCGCGCCTTGGATCGCCAGATGCTCGGGATCTCCGACACAGTCACTTGGAAGGTGGAGGTCGTCAGGTATGGGCCGGGCGTGTTGTCGGTGTCGGTCTCGCCGGATGCGAAGTTGACCATCACGAACGCGCCGGTCTTCTGCGCGGCATTGACGATCTCGCGCTCGACATCCTTCTGGTCCTCGATGAGGACGGGGATCGTCGGGACCGTGCGGAAATACTCGGACTCCCGCAGGTGCTCCGCGATGCTCTCAACGATCTGGCGGATGAGGGAGGCCATGGGTCAGGGAGATTCTGCGAAGTCCATCAGCGCCTTGCCCGAGTAGCGGAACGATGCGCCCGAGGCAGTAGCGAAGGATGCAGCGCCCGTGTCGTCGGCGTCGGCGTTGTTGTTGGCGAGGTCGTCGAGGAAGTTCTCGGCTGCCTCCACGGAGAGCTTGCGGTCCTCGCCGTTGAACTCAGAGAGCGACGGGAATGCGTCGGTCAGGAGGCGGCGGGCGATGGCGTAGGCGTGCCGCTGAGAGCCGGGCGGGATGTAGAGGCCGGTATTGACCAGCGGGCCGAGACCACGCTTGCGGCGGCCGGCGTTGATGCGAGAGACGAACTCAGCGGCGACTTGGGCGAGGATCTCAGCGAGCTTCGCGTCAGGCGTCGGCGACTCTTCGACCAGCCGGTCGAGTTCGTCGTTGCCGAGGCGGTCGCGGAAGGAGTCAACGGTGAGAGCAATCCAAGCCATGAGTCAGGAAAAGGAAAGAGGCCCGCCCGCGAACAGGCGGGCCTCAGTGGGTGGGTCGGTCAGAACAGCAGCTTGGCGACCATGGCAGCGGTGAGCGTGCCAGGGGATGCGCTTGCAGTCTGGGCGATGCGGACATACCGGCGAGTGTTGGCCGGGACGCGGAACCGGACGGTCTTGGCGGCAGCACCAGCGGCACCGGCACCGGTCTGGGTCGTCGTGATCGCAGGATCAACTGCGGCGAAGGTCGTGCCGTCGGCGCTGTCCTGCAGCGTGTAGGTGACGATCTTCGTATCAGCGAGCTGGGCAGTGGTCAGGGCCGGGCCAGCCAGTTCAAACACGACGCGCTCGATGTCACCGCCGACGGCCTGCTCGAGGTCGAAGGCTGCGGTGTTCGCTCCACCGGAGAGGAGCGTGACGGTCGAGACGTAGTTCTGGTCCTGCTGGTTGCGATTGAATTCAAAAGACATGGTCGTGATTAGCTGAGGGTTTCGGTGTCACTGATGGAGTCGGTGATGATGATCGGGATGCCGAACGACTCGGTCGGAACACCCGGAAGGATGCCAGTGAAGGCTTCCTGCTTGGTGCTGGCGGTCATCGTCCGGCTGATCTGAAGCTGATAAGCGGAGCGACGGGACATGAGCAGATGGCTCGGGCGCTCGCCGACCGGGAACTTGCTCAGAAGCTCGGCGATCTTAGCGTCGGTAACTCCCTTGCCGGTATCAGCGGTGCAGTCCTTCAAGCGGCCCACGGCGTACTTGTTGACGCACTGGAAGCCGATCCACGCGGTGAGGTCGGAGATGAACGCGGCGTAACGCTTCGAGTTGGCGTCCACTGCGTCACCTTCGCGGAATGGCGAGAGGTCGAAGGTGGTTCCGTTGCCGTAGACGTATTGCACGCCGGTGGTGCCTGCCTTAATGGCGTAGACCGAGGAGCCGGTGGCGGAAGTCGTCCCGCCTGCATCGACGACCAGCTCGTCACCGAAGGTGCCGATGAGCTGCTGGAGGCCGAAGAAGCCCTTCGCGCCTGCGGCGGTGCCGTAGATCGTCTGGGATCCAACGGTCGAGAGAGCCGCGCGCATGACGCCGGCGGCTTCGATGGCCTGGATGGCTTCGGGTCCGTCTTCGTAGCCGCGGGCGACTGCCTTGTCCACCTCGACGCGAGACGAGAGGATGTAGCACTCGACGAGGCGCTCGGTGAAGTTCGACTTGGTGGCGTCGGTGCCTTCGTTGGCAGCGCGGAAACCCACAGCCGGGCGGCTGTTGCGGATAACCGTCTTGTAGGAGGTGCCGCGGATCGTGCGCGCCGGGATGATGGTCACCTCGGGCGAAGCGGTTGCGACTTCCTCGATGAGTCCGACGATCGGGTCGGCACCGTTGAGCTTGGCGAGGTCAAGCAGGGTCAAGTTGTTGGACATGGGATGTTAGGATTGGGATTGAGCTTTGAAGGCGGCTTCAACACGGGCGAGGCCAGTGAGAGCTGGGCCTTGAGGCGGGTCTTCGGTGCGGCCCGCGAGGACTGTTTTGCCAGAGAGGGCGGGATTGACCGGGATGGCGTTAAGCGCCTTCACGGCTTCCGGGTTGCTGGTGATGGACGAGCGCCAGAACGCCTTGGTCGCGTCGTCCTGAGGGGCGATGCGGCCGGCCTTGATGGCGTCTTCGATGGCGGCGTCGGCGGATGCCGATGCCTTCGCAGCCATCTCGTCCTTGAGCGACTTGTAGGCGGCTTCGAGTTCGTCGTTGCGCTTCTTCATGTCGGCCAGATCATCCTCGGCGGACTTCTTGGCCATGTTGGCGGCTTCGACGGTTTCGACCTGCGCGGCGGCTTCACGGAGGGAAGCGAGCGCGGTTTTGGCGGTTTCGAGAGCTTGATCGGGCGCGCAAGACGCCTCCACGAGCCCGAGTTCAACTAGGTGTTGCATGGGGTCTGTTGCTTGGTGAGCTGCGGCGATCCGCGGGATTTCCTCGAAGGCCGGGTCGTTGACCAAGCTGCCGATCTCCCCGCGGCCTGTCAGGCCGGTCGGGATGCCGTCTTTCGAGATGAGGAAAGTCGGGGAAAAGTAGGAGTAGTCGCGGCCTTCGATGGCTGCGCGGCCGGCGGCAGTCCATTCGACGTCGAGCAGCAGGCCGACGCCTGGCTCGTAACGAAATCCCTGCGGGATGAACGACGCAGCACCTGGCTTGTGGTCGAACCCGGCGAACGGCCGGACGTTGGACTCTTGCCGGCGGGCGAGATCCTCGGTGAAGCCGGCCAGAACCCGGTCATCGACCGTCACCGTCAGCGTCTTCGGCTTGCCGCCCACGCTCGCGGTGATGCTGTGCGTGCCTTCAGGCAGGAACACGATCGACCCGGCTTCGGAAAGCTCGGATTGGAACGCGGAGTTGACTGTGAGGCCGGTCATCTGGCGAAACCTTAGTAAATTGCTCAGGATAGTCAACATTGCAAATTCAAGGGGTCTCGAAGGAGTCGATCAGGCTGTCGAGCGCCTCGTCGATGAAGGTGTCGAGGTAGCTCGCTTCGGGCGGCAGGGCACCCGGCCAAGGGCGCTGCGTGATGCTCTTCTTGAGCGCATAGGCGGCCTTCACGTCGGCCGTCTGCTCGTCGACGAACATCAGCATTCCCTTCGCCGCGAACAGCGGGGCGATCGTGCGCGAGAACGTCTTCGCAGTCAGGCCATGCGCCCGCGGATCCACCGGGATGGTGAGGAACTTCTTCCGCTTCGCTCGGATCGTGCCGCCGGTGACCTTGTGGGCGAGGCCAACGGTGCCGTTGACGAAGCCCACCGAGAACGTATTGGTCTGCTTCATCGACCAGCCGGTTTCGGTAGACCTCCACCACTGCGTCACCCTGCGGCCGGGGCCGTGAGTCGGCAGCGCAGGGTTGACCCAGAACGGCCGACCCTTGGCTTGGTAGTAGCCCTTGATCACAGCCAGCGCGGCCTGCCCGCCGTCACCGATCGCTTGGCGTCTGGCGGCAGTGGAGGAAAGCAGGACGAGCCCCAGCTTGACCGACTGGTCGCCGGTCATCGTGACGTTGACGGTGAGCTTAGACATTTGGCTCGATCCCTCGGATGACGGCCTCGCCGATCTCCGCTTCGAGAGCGTCGGCGAGTGCCTTTTGGTTCAGCATGGAGAACATCCGCGGCACCTGCTGCACGGCCTCGTCGACCAGCGCGTTGAATGCGCCAGGCGTCAGCGTGCGGCTCTGCTCGATCAAGTCACCGAGTAGCTCGTCCATCGGGGCGAGCCATTCGGCAGCGAGGTCACGGAGGTCGGCCTTGGTCATTCTGCTTCGATGAGTTTTTGCTTCGCCTTCGCCCAGCGGTATCCGGCGTCGCCGCCCCAGCCGTGCCAGGCCTGCCAGCCTTTGCCCTTGGCCGGCCAGGTCTCGCCGGACTTGTCCACCTCGTGGCGGGCGAAGAACGAGACCATGCGCTGCACGGTGTCGGGCGTGAGCGTCGTCCGGTTCGCGATGTCGCGGGCGCGGGCGATCCCGACAGCGGTCATGCCTCGCTCGCTCGCAGGCTTCGTCCGTCGGATGTCGAGCGCCTCCTGCGCGTTCGCTGCCATCTCGGCGGTCGGTCGAAGGTCGATTTCGTCGAGGCGGGCTGCTGCGAGCGCGTCGAGAGGGTCGGCCAAGTCGAGAGTGTCGTCCTCCATGTCATCCTCGCCGAAGATCGCGTCGCCGTCGACAGGCTCGGGGATCTCCAACTCCTCGTAGACCCACTTCGCCGGCATCTTGACGCCGGTCTCGACGAGGATCTTGAACCGCTCGGCCGCGGCCTTGGCGTCCTTCACGCGAGGGATGGTGATCTCGGCGTAGGGCATGTCCTCGGCCGGCACCGCGCCGAAGTTCAAGCGCACGATGGCTGGGATGAGCTGCTCGGTCAGGATCGACGCCGTCCACGACGCGACGGACTGGAGCACCTCGGTGCGGATCCCGTCATGCACCTCGCCCAGCGCCCGCGAGCCGGTGCCGGTGTTGTCGGTGGTGAGGGTCTGGCCGAGCAGCAGGATGTCGCAGGCTCGGTCGGCAACGTCCATGAGGTGCGACTGCGGCATCGAGTCGGCGGCGCCGGAAACCCCGTCAAGGATGTTCAGCTTCACGCCGGGGCCGGTCACTGCTGCGCCGGTGCTGCCGACGTTCTCAAGCATCGCTTCGGCGGCATCCATCGCGCCTTCGCTGCCGTCCGTCTCGACGTGTCGCCACGGGACGCCGAACAGCTGGGCGTATTGCATCAGCCACCCGAGACCGTAGATGCTCGCCAGCCAGTATTTCGTGAGCGTTCGCAGGTTGGCGGCGTGGATCGGGTGCGTGCCGCCTTGGCTCCAGACGGCGATGAGGAAGCGATCCGGTGGGAAGTCCTCCAGCGGGCTGTTGTTCGCGCCGCCTGGTGCGACCATCAGCCGGTCGACCTCGTTTCCGGCGGATGGGTAAGCGAGATACTTCGCAGGCACCGGGGCGTAGCACCGCGGTGAGACGATGCCGTTCTGGACGTGCCACGCGATCTCCAGCACGCTGATTCCCTTCGCGTAGGCGTCGATGAGAGCGCGGATCCCGCCCTCCATGTCGAGTTCCCAGTAGCCCGGGCGAGGCGCGAAGGACTCCATCGCCCGCTCGACGACCTCGTGGATCCGCAGCGCCTGCGGTGTCGGCTCCTCCGATCCTTCGCGGGTCGCAGGCTTGATCTGGATCTCAAGGCGGGCGACGGCACCGGACACCTCGTTGAGCGCCTTCCGCAGGCGCGGCCAGGTGTCGAGCATCAGGCGGAACAGCCGGTCTTGGTCCTCCAGCTTGCCCGTGCGGACGTTCCGCAGGATCGTGCGGACCTGCTCAGGGGTGACATTCGACAGGTCGAAGTCGTTGGTGCGATACTGCGCCGGCACGGGCCAGACGACGCCTTTTCGTTCGTCGATTGTCATTCTTGAGCATCCTTAGCGACTTACTAAGGATTTGGCAAGGGTGGGGATTCTACAGCGATAGCGTGGAAAGGTGTTGCAAAAGTGCAACCGCGTGCAATGGTCAGCCCGTCAACCGACACCACCAACCGATGAACGCAACCGACACTACCACCATCAAGATCAAAGCGCTCTGGACCAATTACGGTCCACGGTTTCACCACGCCGGAAAAAACACCGATTGCGTCAGCGATACCGACAGCTGGGCCGTTGCCGCATACGACCTTGACCGCTGGATCGAGCGCAACCATCCCGGCAAGACTCCAGTGTTTTGCGGTCCGTCTGCCGCCAGCGCCAAGCAGGGATGGGAGGAGTTTTTCGCTTGAAAGCTCCATTTTTCAGCCGCGTATGGGCAATGCCTTCTGCTGACACCTTCAGCGTGCCGCCAATGGGGGATTTCGTGAGGCGATACATGCGGGGATCAGAAGTAAGCGTTGACCCATTTGCTCGCAACAAACGATGGGCAACGTTCACGAACGACATCAACCCAAACACCGAGGCGGAATTTCACTTGGAAGCGCGAGTCTTCTTGACTGAGATGGTCAATCGTGGAGTGAAGGCTGACCTGATAATCTTCGACCCGCCATACAGCCCCCGCCAAGTCTCTGAGGTGTATTCTGAAATTGGACTCACTGCCACGATGAAGGACACGCAGACAGCGAACATGAAAAAGGAGTGCCGCCAACTCATGCGAAAACTCTCACAACCCGGAACCATCGTGCTGTCATTCGGGTGGAATACTGTCGGCATGGGGCCGGGATGGGAAACCATTGAGACGATGCTAGTGTGTCATGGAGGAGACCACAACGACACAATCTGCCTTGCCGAAAGGATGATGCACGACCAACCGGAATTGCCTCTCATATCGCGTTGAACCCCCGCACCGCCCGCGTTGCCATCGGGTTGGCCTGCGTTCGGATCGCCGACTTCTCCGACATCAGCCCGGAGTGATGCGCCCCAAGCGCGATGCACGCCAGCAGGGCGTCGGCGCGGTCAGGAGACTTGAGGCCTGCCTTCCGCATCTTCTCCTTGTCCTCGATCCGCAGCTTCCCGGTGGCGTTCCACTCGCTCCGGCGCGTGGTGATCTGTTCGAAGGTCATCGGGTCGAGTTCGCCCAGGTTGACCTCGCCGCGGTGGATCGCCTGCGTGCCGGTGTGCCAGACCTCGCCGATCAAGTTGGCATACTCGTCAGAGTCCTTCGCGGCCTGCCCGCCGTGGAACCGGTTGATGTGCCATCCCTCCTCAGCCATCTGGCAGACGAACCCGGTGCCGAGGCCGTCGGCGTCGCCGAAGATCTGCCCTGGCTTCAGCTTCTCCTCTTCGAAAAGCCGGATGAACTGCCGCGCGGCCTGCACGGTGTCCCGCTCCTGCCATGCCTTGACGACGCGGGCGTGGTTGCCGCGGCGGATCGCCAGCACGTTCTCATCCCGGCCGGCAGCGAAGTCGCAGAACGCGACGACCTCCCCGGACTCGTCGGCCTTCGGTTGGCGCTCAAGCGCGGCGGTGAGGCGGGCCGGTGACAGCACCATCAGCTCGTCGTCGGCGGTGAACTCGGCGAGATGCTTGGACCGATACAGCGGGTGGTCCTCGCCATATTTGATCCGGTCGAGCTGCCGGCGCTCTTCTGGGATGTGAGGGCACTCGCTGCTCGGCACCTTGCGCGTCCAGTAGAGGGACCGGTCCTTGTGGTGGCTGTCGTAGAATTGCCCACGCGGTGCGCCAGGTGACGACACCCAGAGCTGGAGCAGGCGAGTGCATCGGTCGAAGGCCTCGAAGATCTGGTCCGGCACCGTCTTCGCTTCGTCCACGATCAGCATCAGCGGCGCGTCAGGGTCGCCGTGCCATCCTTCAGCGCGGCCTCCGTCGTCGGTCGAAAACCCCAGTGCGAAGCCGCCTTCGGGCGTGCGGAGTTCGTCGCTGAGGAACGTCCACGTCGGGAACTTGTCGCGGTGTTTGCGGATCGCCGGCCAGAGCTGGTTGGAGAGCTGCCGGAAGGATCCCGA